GTCGGGTGCGCCGCTGGTTGGTCCAAGCAGGGGCTAAGTTCAGTTGCTGTCGGGTCCGCCGCTGGTCAAAACGATCAGGGGGGCGAATCAGTTGCTGTCGGGTTCTTCGCTGGTTGGTCCAAGCAGGGGCTAAGATCAGTTGCTGTCGGGTCCGCCGCTGGTAAAACAGATCAGGGGTCAAATGCAGTTGCTGTCGGGTCCTACGCTGGTAATGACACTCAGAGGGAGTATTCAGTTGCTGTCGGTGACTCCGCTGGTAAAGAAAATCAGGGGCTAAAATCAGTTGCCGTCGGGTACGAGGCTGGTAATTACTACCAGGGGGATTATTCGATCGCCATAGGGGCTCATTCTAACGCATCTGCAAACTCCATCTGTCTGAATGCATCTGGTTCTACTATGTCGGGTGCCATGCTGCCGGACGCTTTCTATGTGTCCAATATCAGACCTGTCACCGTAAAGCCGGTGAATGCAGTCCCACTATATTGGGACCCCGATACTCAGGAGATTATACGTCATGACCCTAACCCATGATTAATGGTGTAAATAATATTATATTCTACTAATAAAGGATGTCTGGTGGCATTGCTCAGCTCGTGGCGGTCGGTGCACAGGATGCCCATCTGGTGGGCAACCCCCAGGTGTCGTTTTTTAGATCTGCTTATAAGCGTCACACAAACTTTTCAACTATCACCGAACGTCAGGTGATCCAGGGCAATCCAGCTCCTGGTGGCATGTCAACGATCCGTTTTGAACGCAAGGGTGACCTTCTGTCGTATGCATATTTCACTAGCAGTACGACCAGCGGTGTAGAACCATTATATTCTGAGGTTTGGGAGGAGCGTATCGAAAAGGTAGAACTGCTTATCGGTGGTCAGGTTATAGATGAACAGACGTCCGAATTTAGCGAGCGTATAGCAGTAGATACACTTAGTGCTACTTTATCCAAGTCTAGTAGTGGTTCCCACCACAGTGGTGCAGAAACGGCTTCCCGTTTCTACCCTCTTAGATTTTCATGCTTTGAAAATTGGCAGTCCGCTCTCCCACTTGTGGCTCTTCAGTACCACGACGTAGAAATACGCATTACGTGGGGTACCAGTGTCCCCTCCGGGGTTATATATGAATGTATGGCACATTATATATGCTTGGATGACGACGAGCGCCGTCTATTAGCTTCCAAGCCGATTGACATGCTTATATGCCAGGTACAGAAGGCGATTGCTTCTGGTGGCAAAATTTCGGAACTCAACTTTAATCACCCGGTGAAATTTATAGCAATGAGGGGTACGGATACGGGCGAGGCCTTCATCACAAACCATAACAGAGCTAAAATCCAGATCAATGGCACTGATATTACCGATTACAAGACAGTGGTACCAAATTTCACATCGGCCCAGTCCTATTACCACTCCCCATGGGCGTCCGGTAACGATGTGGCTTATTTCCTATACTCGTTCGGTCTTGACACGAGCCGGTTCCAACCGACGGGTACTCTGAACTTCAGCAGACTTGATTCTGCTCGATTGATGAGCGAGACTGGTGACATCGTTGGTACCATCTACGCAGTGAATTACAACATTCTTAGAATCCAGAATGGGATGGGTGGGGTAGCTTATTCTAATTAAATATGTTTATTAATAACAAATGAATCAGTTTGTTAACATTTTGGTGCTTTTAGCATTCCTTTTCGTTTTAACTTACGACCCAAAGTCTCGCACACTTGAGACGTTTATAGAGGGTCCTCCAAGCGATAAACGGGGTGGTTGTTGTTCGCGGGCGAACTACAGAGCCGATAACCCGCTTCAATGCGAACCGCCGTATTACCAGGGGTTGCAATTTGCGAACACCGAACTAGGGTGCCCAGCCAAAAGCCCCCACGTTAACATGGGTGTGATAGTATAGACTTAAAAAAATAAACCTTTTAATTAGTATAACAATGTTTGATTTTGCTAATCGCGAAACGATGATGATTGTAGCGATTATTGTATCACTCGCGTCCACATATTATATCTACACAGAAATGAAGAAACAAAAGAACGACATGTATAAGGTGAAGGCCTACGTGTCGCACAAACTCGCTCATACACCTGCTAATGACGCGAAGGAACCGGTAAAATCAGAGAAGGAGGAGGTCGAGGAAGAACCGGAGGAATAATTTGATTGATAAGAATAGAGGGATATAACCCGATGTTGCGCAAAGAAGAAAGACACAAAGCAATAGCTATACCGGTTTCGTTTGCAGATGGCAAGCCGAGATTCCTAACCGTAAGAGATCGTAGATTTAAAGAGTGGATTTTCGTCACTGGTGGTTGTCACAGACGAGAAGTCGCCAACCCGCTAAGATGCGCGCTCCGTGAACTTGAAGAAGAAACACGGGGTGTGATCTCCATCAGAGATGGTATATATAGTAATTACGTATATACATGTAAAAATCATTCACAAGAGGATTTAGATAAAGACACAAGAAATGGCGTTGAAGTTACGCTCATATACAACATTTATATTATTGATTTCAACGTTTCACGGAGTAAACAGTTCGAATATATACACAGGTTCGAAGACGCTAAAAGCATAATGGAAGAACGTAAAAGACGTAGATTGAGTATCAAGAGAACCTACGACGAAAACGATGACATGTGTTTTGACACTCTCGAAGAATTTTCCAGGAAAAGACGCTGGGATTTCATAACCAGGTCCGTGTTGGACAACCCGGAGTTCCCCCGCGCACTTAGTACGTTAAATCGTAAAAGATTTAGTATAAGGTGACAGTAGTGTAATGACAAATAGCAAGGCTTTCAATATTATGACTTTATGTAGCTTGAAGGGTATCGACCCAGAGTTAGACGAGGCGATCTGTATGAATACTATGTCTGTGTTAGATTTACTCAATTCCATTAAAACGGAGCGCGAGATAAAGAAGGATAACTCCAAGCGGGCCGAGAGTCATTCAGATTCAGAGGAAGACTGTGATATTAGTTTGTCTAGAAGGGCTGGGTGCCAATATTAGTTAAAAAATAGACGCATTGTTTAATAAACAATGTTTAAAACATGGTGCACGGAGCAGGGGTTTTCGGGGCATAAGGTCCAAACCCCGACGCATGTATTGATGGATGGCGGAGTCCTAGAAGTACCATTTGATAGATTGACCGATTTTTATAAATGCTATATTCAATGTATCAAAGCGGGAGAAGAATTGTTTGTGGTTGAACAAAAAACTGAAAATTACAGATTTTTTTTGGATATCGACTACAAAAATACAACTGAACTTTCTATAGATGAGATCAAACTCATCGGGCTGGACGTCTGTTCCAAGGTGGAGTCCCTTGGTTTACCGTGCAGGTGTTTGATATCTGTGGCCGAACCGAAGATCGTGAACGGTGTAATCAAGACCGGCGTTCATTTCAACTGGCCGGATATGACGGTTTCGCAAGAGGGTGCCGTTCATCTCAGGTGGCACGTGATATCAACCTTAAACATTTCCAAGAGTTGTGACTGGTCACAATACGTGGATGGGTCTGTATATGGCGATTTGGAAACCAAGACCAGGGGTAGTGGTTTTCGTATGCCGTGGTCTCACAAAAAGGGAAAGCACTCCGAGTGTAAGGGTCAGGGTTGTATAGTCTGCAGGTACACTGGGAAATTGACAGAGGGTGAGTATCTACCCGTATTTCTGTACGACGAAAACGGAATTTCAAACTATTCACCCGAAATCACCTTGGACGGACTGAGGATGGCAACCGTTCGAACTGACAGCGAACCCATAGAGGTTCCCAAAACCGTTATAGGTCATGTTAGTTCAAAGAAAAACGAAGGTACTTTTAAAAGTTTACAGACAAAGGATGAAGTAGTTGATGGCGAGCTTTTGGCAGTCTTAGAAACTTTCATTCGGTTCAATTTACCGGGTCAGTCTAGATCTAGAGTGAAAAAGGTTTTCAAATTTAAAACCACTTACAGAGTTGAAACAACTTCCAAATATTGTGAAAATATTGGTAGGAATCATAATTCTAATCATATTTGGTTCTACATAAACAGTGATAATACTATATGTCAAAAATGCTTTTGTAAGTGTGAGACCACAGAGGGTAGAAAACACGGGTTCTGCAGAGATTTTGCAAGCCGGTCTCACTATCTAAACAAACGTCTGTGTGAAATGTTGTATCCTGCATCCTCTCGTACCACGAATCGAAAGTCTAAAACTTGAACCTTAATAACTATGTTTACCAAATTACTTAAAAGATTTAGAACCTTTCTATTCATAATGGCAACTATCGTCGCAACAACCAGATCCGGTCGAGTTGTTAAGAAACCGGTATTATATGAACCAGCTGAATTGTGCGACGACGACTATTCGGACGAAGATAGTGACGACGATGTTGACACCTCAGATTGTGATACAGAGTCGGACGAAGACGAAAGTGGTAACCTAGATAATTTCGTTGTTGATGATAGCGACGAAGATACTTAAAGTATATACTGTATTTAAAGATATATGGGTTTTGGGAATATAAATACCAACGGTGGTGGCTTTAATTTGCCCCAAAAGATAGACGACGCTGGCGAAGAATCAGACGATATAGAACCCGAAAGAGAATTTAACTTTGACACACAACCAGAAAGAGAACTCAATTTTGACAATCAATACCAACAAGCGCCCGAAAGAGAACTCAATTTTGACAATCAATACCAACAAGCGCCCGAAAGAAAACTCAATTTTGACAATCAATACCAACAACAACCATTCCGACCATTCCAATACTCACCATCTTTGAACGAGCAATTTAAATTACTCGGAGCTGGTGACAATAAGATGTATTTTATAACTCTATTCATTGCTTTTATTATAGGGTTTCTGATTGGCAAGACAATGCAACCCATTATAATTAGGTCTACGTAAGACCCATTGTAGATGGGTTAGATAAAGGAACATATTTACCCATTTTAGGCATACTCAGTGTAGTTGGATTATCCATGTGCATAGCACCACCTACACCAGAACGCTTAGACCCAGGCCAGTCGTACCCCGTGAAGTTGCCAGTGTCACCATACGAAGGTAACAACAGCGCTCTCGATACAGACTCAGCCGTTGTACTGGTCAGGAGACCTTGTAGTACTTGTGATGGTGTTATGGTTGGTTGTTCGACCTTCGTTTTTTCGTATATTTTAATGAAAGCATATGAAATTAATGAAACTAGTATTATTGTTAATATGTTAAACAACATTTACAATTACTCTACATTTTCTTTCACCCCCTCGGCGTCCTCAGCCTCGCGAGCCTTCCTGCGAGCCTCAATCTCGCCAGCCACGATACCGTCCGCCTCCTTCACAAGATCCTCGATTGGGGCGTCTGGCTTCTCCTTCTTAAGACGCTCTAGTATATCTGCGGGGTGAGAGACTGGAGCCTCGTCCGGCTTTGTATAATACCGCGAGTTCTCGTCGCCGGGTTTGATGTAAGGAGTGTCGCCCGTCGCCGTCGGTTTGGCCATCATATCACGCTTGCGGTCGTCGAACATCTTCGCAGCCTGAGCCTGGTTCTCACGGTACTTGGTCATGATTTCCTCCAATTTGTCGTCATTGTAGTGAACATCCTCGATGTGATCGCGATCTGGTGGGATCAGCAACCACTTGTACATATCAACCACATAAATGTCGAAGGTTGCATCCTCTTTCTGGAGTCGTTTTGCGTGGTTGCCCGCCTCATCTCGAGAGTTGAAGGTTCCGCGGATCTTAAGTCCAAACTTTTCATTCTTCTGCGGGCACTCTGGTCCAACGATAGAGATACAAGCAAAAAGCTGACCAGGCACAGTGGTGTAATCTTGCTCGAGAGATGCCATTATACTAGTATATACCTTGTACTCTTTAAATAAGGAATGTGGCCGTAGTTGTGTTAAGCGCCGATGGAGGATATTCGCCGGCATCATAACAATATCAAACGGGAACTCATCCGAAAGGTTGTGAATCCCAGAGATTGGGTTCTTGATGTCGGGTGTGGCCGGGGTGGCGATTTCAAAAAATGGAAACAAGTTGGAGGAATAAAGCTGTTTGCTTGTGACCCAGACCAGGAATCTCTGTCAGAAGCAAAACGCCGTTCTGATACCATAGGTATTAATGCCACTTTCTCAATTGGAGATATAACTACTATTAAATTACCCCCACAAAGATTTGATTCTATATGTTACAATTTTTCTATTCAATATATATTTCAGAATGAAAAACTTTTCTTTAGAACAGTAGAATGTATAATACATCATCTGAAAATCGGTGGGAGGTTATTTGGATGTGTGCCAGATTCAGATATGATACTTATGAAAACACCATACAAAGATGATTTAGGGAATTTTTTTACCCGAAAAGATAATACTGGACTGGGTTCGTTCGGTGATAACGTGTACGTTCATTTGGCCGACACTCCTTACTATAAAAATGGTCCCATCCCCGAACCTATAGCATACAAAGACATATTTATAACTACTTTAGAGGCTCGTGGGTTTGAAAAGGTCGATTGGCGACCACTAGGTTGTGGGCTCACTGGAATGTACAGTCAGTTTATTTTTGTAAAGTATATATAAGTATGTTGTTAATAATCACAATAATGATTATATTAAATTTTATTTCATTAAAAACTTTAAAAGATCCAGATAATCTAAGAGAGTTGAAGGATAAATACACACGATTTTTAGATAATGTACCACCCGAGTGGCCGGTTCTTAAACATAGATCTATAATAAATGGATATTACGACAAGGGGAAAGAGATTGGATACAACGTGAACAAAGGAAACGAGATTGGAATCTGTATGAACGGCACGAGTAATGAAATGTTCCATGTATTAATCCACGAATTGGCGCACACTACAGTAAAAGAGTATGACCATTCGGACCAATTCTGGACAAACTTTAAAAAACTAAAACAACACTGTATAGATTTAGGTGTTTACCAAGAAATTTCAAAAGAAACAAAATTCTGTGGAAAATATATTCGTGACTAATATTAAGAATGGGTACTACTGCTTTATCGGCTACAAGTGTTGCCCTCTCTTTGTGGTCTATAGTAATGCTGATACCACTTCTTTTGTGGTATATTTCGAATAAGGATTTCAGACTGTTTTTGTATCTTTTTTACCCTGTGATAATTGCGTTCGTGTCCAGGCAGGGGCTGTTCTGGGTGAAGATGGATGTGATTGCGATTTCTAGCATGGTGACATTCTTGGTAGGATATTTAATAAGTCTTAACAAGAAGGCAAAAGATGCCATAGAGAAACCATCCACCCATAAAGGACTTTCATCTATTATATTTACATTTTTATCGTTTGTTTTTCTGGCAATTATATTTGGCGCCAGTCGAATTACATATTTATACAACCCGTCCAACTTTACATAACAACCCGTTTACCAAAGTAAAACATAATCGCCGCGACCAGGCCAATTACAAACAGAGAAGTAACGCTATTGGGGTCCGCCGCGAGCTGTGGGATCATGCCAGCGAGCTTTTCCTGAACGGGGCGGGAGGAAGCCACCGCTGCGACAACACCGACGAGGAGCGCTGTCATCTGCTCGTCTGTGAGGTTCATGGGGTTCTGCTTGCCCTGCTGGGGGGACTGCGCAGGTTGCTGGGGCGGTTGGGACATCATAAACTGGGGCTGGGCCGCGGGCATCTGAGGGGGCATAGACCCGTTTTGGGAGGCGGTCTCCCAGTCAGCTGGGCCAGACATAACATCGGCGAGAGAGCTGGAGTCCATCTTTACTGTATTATTAACATTTTTTTCTTCGTGTACATTCAACGCGGTGACAGATCCAAGCGGGGTAGATTCCGTGTCGTTGTCAGACAGATCCATGGTATCTATAGACTCCATTAACAATTAATGAATGTTTTATTACCCCACATGATACGCAATATAAAGTGTACCATTTTAGAGACTGCCTTCTGTGTGCGCTCCCGTGAATGGTACGCGGTTACTACTCTCTCTGTCCTGAGACTTTGTCTTTATTTCTTCTTTTCAATTGTTACGGATGTATGTTTCTTGAGTTTACTGGGGTCCCCCTGGTTCGCGTGTTCGTGTTTGGGGTTGTAGTTTTTCTTATGACACTGCCAATACTGGGGCGACCCAACCCTGAACCCCGTTCGCATCTTGGCCTTGTACCAAAACACACAGTCCTGGATGCGATTACTTTTAGATGTATTATCTAAAACCAAACATTCGTAATTCTCTGTGCATGCATTCATCACCTGATTAAACATGTCGAAGGTTGGAAATACACCAAAGAAGGATTTATAAAGTTTTTCGCGATTCTGAATTACATTCTCTCTAAGAATAAACACATAGTCAACGTTTGCTCTGAGATCCGGCGTAAGATCCATACAATATTGCATAGTCAGCATGAAAAAGATTTTCCAGTGCCTGCCGTTCATAAAACACTGGCGGATACAGGTGTCCTTCATAAACTTTCTGTCGTACATGCAGTCGTCCAACAATAAGAACGAGCCAGCTGCACCGGGGGCGCCCGAGCCAATAATCTTCTTCTGGCGTTCTAAAACTCGTTCAATCGCTTCGCGGTCATAATCACCATATATGAACAAATCTGGAACGAACTGACCGTAGTGGTGATTACCCTCCTCTGTCGCCGACATAACTATGCCAGCTGGAATATGTTTCTTGTGGTACATCACATCTGTAACCAGCGTGGACTTGCCAGTGCCTCGTTTACCAATAAAAACACATACTTTATCGTCCGGCATGTTAGCTGGGTTGAACTTCTTTAGTTGAATGTTCATTACTACGTATTATGTGGATTTATTTGGTGACTTTTTTTCACAGTTGATTATAGAATGACCGGTGGTCGAATACAGCTAGCTACAACCGGTGTGCAGGATGTTTTCCTGACCGGTAAACCCGATATAACGTATTTTGAACAGGTGTACACGAGACATACAAAGTTTGCACTAGAGACGTTGGATAACGTGTTCAATAACAATTCTATAGATTTCGGTGATACTATACGAGCAACTATTCAGCGTAGAGGTGATCTAGTTCGAAATATATACGTGCGAATGGAGCTACCCCCTTTGGGTGTGGGGTCGGCGGGATACACGGACTCTGTTGGAAATGCTATCATCGAATACGCCGATCTGATTGTGGGCGGACAGGTCATCCAGCGCATAAACGGCGAATATATGGAGATTTTCAATTCAATGTTTGTCAGCGAATCTCAGCAGAGAGCTTTCAAGCCTCTCGTAGGCACAACCGGCACCAGAACGGGGCTGGGCGACGCGTCTGTTGCCAACGGGTACCCACGAACGCTGTTTATAAACCTCCCATTTTACTTTATACGAGATGACCCTATATCGATTCCGCTGTGTGCTCTTTATCGTCAAGAGGTTGAGATTGAAATAAAACTCAGACCTCTGAGCGAAATCGTGGTGAATACGACCGGCGCTGGATCACCCCCCGCGATTGCACAACCACCTAAATTGGGTAAAGTGACAATGCCGGTTGAATATGTATTTATTGAGGACAAAGAGATTGATTATTTCAAATCGAAACGAATTGAGCACACCATAACACAATTGCAGATGCAGTCCGAGGTTGTTGAATCGAATACAGTCAACATGAGACTGAACTTCATAAATCCGGTAAAGGAGATGTATTTTGTTATACAAAACGAATCAAATGTTCACCCGGATCAAAATGATTGGTTTAATTACACAAATAGCACATATACAAATAATCCTAGACATCACCAATTGGTTGATTTGAAATTAGATTTCAACAATGAAACGTATCTGGACCCGGATGTTTCGGACGCCCTGTTCATGTATGCTATACAGTCTATGAACAAGCACACGAGAGTACCCAACAGGCTGTTTTACACGTACAGCTTTGCCATCGACCCTGAAAACTACAGGCCGACCGGGCAGGTGAACATGAGCAGAATTCAGAACAAATTACTCACTATGAATCTAACACCATATTCGGGAACTAGAAATGTTAGAGTATACGCAAAGTCTTATAACATCCTCCGAATCGAGAATGGTTTAGCGGGAGTGTTATTTATAGACAACAATTACTATTAAACTAAAACAATGGAACAACAGATCATCGACGCATCCATGGGGGTTATACTCCCGGTGGTTGAAAAGGCGGTACTGTTGGCGGTCGAATACAGCAAGGCGTGTAACCGGTGCGTTCTCACAGCCCAGGACATGCAGTACGCCATGAAGTATTGTGCGAGGTACCAGGTGGGTGTCGATATAGGGAGTATATTTGATACTGATTCCGATTCGGAAGAAGACCCAGACATAGAATGTTGCGATGAGCAGGATGAGCCATTTGTGAGATATTCAGGTGACAATGAATTATTTAACAAAGTGAACGACTGTTATGATACATGGGAGTATTGGGAGCCAACTAATATGACAGAACATATGCTTAAGGGTGCCGTTGATAAAAATATGTATTGAGGCTAATGGCTAGCCTATCATACAAGTCCATGAAGAACATAGGTTACGACCCACCTACTGGTATTAATATTGATGATCACGAGTATTCAAAGTTCGACAGGCGCGAAGTTGAACTAGAGAACAACGAGATAGAACCAGATTCTGACTGTGGTAGCGACGACGAGAGTCAGAGTGATTACCAGGCCACAACCGATACAGATACGGAAACTAACAGCGATCTGGGTGAGACCGATTACAAGACGGCGGTATTTAACAGAAAAAAATCAAACTACGAGCGTGTGTATACAGTAATCCTCCAGGAAGAGGAATTTCTCCCAGAATAATTTTCTAGTCATATAATAAAACAATGGATGCCATAACGTCGACGTTCGCGCTTGCTTCCCAGGTTGAGAATCAGGCTCTTAACTCGATCGTTGCCGGTTTCAGCTTCGCGTCGGCTATCGCGTACATGGACCTTGTTCGTTGGGTTCTCGCCCAGGTTGTGAAGGTAAACAAGAACGGTGGTTACTACTACCTGATGACGGCGCTTCTCACGACGCTCCTGTCGATCGTTGTGTTCATGCTGATCAAGCGCTTTGTGAAGCCCGACATCAAGCAGCCGTCTGCCCCACTGTACGCTGTCTCGGCTTAAGAAATATCAGGACGATAAGCCCTGTTATTAGCACAAACCCAATTATAACATGGGTAGATATTCCTTGATCTGCTTCCAAAGAAGGAAGCTCAACGAGGGGGGATAACTCGGGTGTGTTTTCTGTATACTGTGACTTTAAAGGTTCCAGTTTATCGATAGAACAAGTCGCTCTAAATTTCAGAAAGAGATTTCGATTACCAAAGTCATATGGTATCTGTCTCGATCCGTTGATGTAATAAAAACGAATCCTCAACCGATCGATACTCTTAAATTTGCCTTGGTGGAAGTAGTATTCCACTGGATCATCCGGACCTTTATAGGTCATCATACCGTTGTTTGTGTATGTTAGTATGCGGGCTGTATATAAATACCGTCCTTCTTGTTTGTACACCTTTTTACTCATGTCATCTGAACCACTTGTGACTCTCATGAGTAGTGTAGTGGGCCCATGTAAATCGATGACCCCTCCGGTGACAGAACCACTTGTAGATGATACATTTGATAAATTGAAACCGAGTACATTAAATGGTGAATATGAATCTAAATTGAGTGTAAAGTCTGATCCACCACCACCATTTGAAAATGTCAAAGCCCGCGTACCCGAATCATATGTCACCGACGTTACATTTGATTGTGAAACGGTGGTCGCAATATCAGACGCCAGTTCGTCACCAGACGAATAGAACTTATTATCCAACGAGTAGGATGTACCATCAATTACCAGTGTGTTATTACCATCGTTTATAGTTGATTGGGTAATCGGTATATTGGCGGAGATGAGTCTGAAGTCCGACACGTTGTACAGAGGTCTATTTAATTTAAAAATGAAATCGTTTGGGTTTAAATCTTCTCTCTCCGCGCTATCCACATCCAATATGTAATTCATGTTGCTTACTAATTTATGGATAGTTTTTTTATGCAGAGATACTGTGCGCAAGTGGATTGTTCTTTAGCTGGTTCACGGCGATGTCAAGTGCTTGTGTATTGGGGTTAATATTACCCTTGAAAGCGTTGTTTTGCTGATACATTGGCTGAACGTAGTTCTGAGACCAACCCCCGTTTGCGGGTGCGTTCCACCCGTCCATGCGACTGGTGTCGCTTCTGACCGCCGTCACCATACCGTGCTGGCTGAGCGGATCGCCTCTCACGTTCATACGCCCCCCGTTGCCTCTGCGGTCTTTCTTGCCTCTGCGGTCGGTTGGCCGTATACCGTAGTCTTGCGCGTAGCCACCTTTCTCCATGTATTTAACAGTCGGTGAGTTCGTGTACCCACTGTGGAAGCTGTTAATGCCAGGAGTCGGGTTATTAACGTGCGAATACTGGAGAACGTTAATATCACCTTTATTACGAGTTGGGTCGTCTGCGAGTGGTCTGGCGGAAATGAATTTCTTTGCCGGTGCGAATTCCAAACCGTCACAGCGCGTTGTGGTCTCCGCTCTGTTGGTCCATCTCTTGGTTTTCTGGTGTTCAGATCGGGGTACTAGACCATTGAGCGAACCGCCTTGCCCCTGCGCCCGCCCCGGAACGTTGGGAAGTCTACTTGGCAGATAGGCGGTCGTGACTGGTTTATCGTGCGTCACCCGGCCTATAACCTGCCCTTTGCCACCTGTAATATCACCCGCCGGCCCGGATCTGCCGGGGAGTGTGGTCAGTTTGTACGCGCCAACATTTGTAGGGTTCACTCGGAACATCTGTTGGTACCCACCAGATGCTGGAACATCCGCCCCTATGTTAAGACCCGGACCAACCATGTTCTTGTCAGCCGGTGAAAGGTTATTCATTTTACCACTCACCCACGAGCGGTCTCTAAAATCGCGGACCGGCTCGCCGTTCACGTGCTTCATGAAGGCCACATCACCAAAAGATGGCATTTCCTGTTTGTTGTGCGGGTTTATGCCGACCCCACCGATCCCACCCGTAAAGGTACTCATTACACTGCTTCTGGTGGGATAGTTATGATCCACCTCCCCCTGAGAGACTGGCGGGGGTTTTGCGGTCTCAAAATATTCTGTGTTTTCTTGTTTTTTTGTGAGGCATTTAGCAACCCACACAAGTCCTGCTGCTGCTATTATTTCAGCCATCTATTACTAAAAAGTAATATTTTATTTATTACAATAACGCTTTGTGAAAAGACCGTTTTGAACTTCGGCACGGGTGCTTGCCGGCTCGTACCTCATGGTTCTAAGCGGAAGGCTACAGTTCATATTCTGGATTGGAAAATAGGCACCCCGGGTATTATTAACAAACGTCTTGTCGTGTCTCGTAGTTGCCTGGGGTCGGAGTTCGTCGTCTGTCATAATAAGATTAGCAGGTGCACCTTTGCCTGCCATATACGGGGCCGTTCCATAAAGCATGGTATTAGGGCGACAACAATAATTGAGGCTACTCGGTTGTGGGGGTGCCACCAGATTCTCGGTTGCACACTCCGGAGGGACCGCCGGGTTCTCAAGTATAGGTAGAGTTGCTTGAAGCTGGTACGCCATCTTTATATACTGTAATACTATTTTTTAAACACCACCTCACCACCCACCAGGTGCGCGGTGGCTACCATCGGGCTCTAAACCACCGTACGCCTCCAACTGAACCCCGCGAGCATCGGGGTCGCACGATCCCGGGGTATCTCTACACAGGGGTTGGAACTTTTTACCGTAACACGCCTCTGCAAATTCGGTCTGACCTCCTGGAATTTGAGTCACTGGATTACTAAAAAACTGCCGAGCCCCAAACTTTTTCTGAAACTGGGGAAGGGGGCTTCTAGAACGACCAGAGTCGTACGGGAATGTGTCGCCGAGCAGTTTACTTACTTGAGTAGATACGGTCGGATAGTAGCAAGCTGGTGATCTGTCTGGGTCGTCGATATAATCGGTGAGAAGCACGTTGGCCATCGGGTTATCCGGCGTTGGGAGCTGACAATCGGACCCAAAAACACCCCTAGCCTTTTCAAACCCCTTTATCTGACCAGACCTGTACAGTGTGTAAAGAGTCCCTATAACCATAAAGGCCAGTATGAAAACTCTCGGGTCTCGTTTAATAAGATATATGAGAGTTGACAGATAAAGAATGAATCTCGTGCTGGCGTTTATTCTTTCGTCTGCACTCTGATTTGAGTTGGGCCAAAAAAGTAACACTTTGTCAGATCTAAATAATTCAGTAGGTTCAGAAAACCAAACAGTCATTTATTGTATACGTTTACTTTTTTTCGGCGCCTCCAAACATGCCACCCAACGAGCTGAATAGCCCCGTCAGAGCCTTCTCGTCCATCTGACCACCCGACTCCATCGAACCCGCACACTTCTTGGCGACGTCTTCAATCATACCCAGTGCCTCCGCTGGGATCATGGTAATGGTCGTACCCAGAATATACAGCGTCTGGATATACTGCCAGATTGCGTCCTTCGTCTTTGTCGACATGTCTGCTGTCCAGTGTTTCTTGATGTTCATCTCAGCCAGAACAGAGTCGTTAGATTCCATGAAAAACGATTCATCCTTCGCCATAATCTTCTCCTGGTACTTTGATACACCAGTCATATAGCCTTCTACACACTTTCGGGGGTTTGATTTCTTGAGAAGCTCGAATGACGCCTTGTACTTCTTGACAGCTTTCTCCTCAGGAAATGTTTTTTCAAGTTCCCCAAGGAACTGCTCCATCATTTCATTCCAAGCACTAATCGAAGTCATTTCTGATTATATAGACCTGGTATTCTTTAACTTATGTTTCAAATGGTTCTAATGATATTGTTTCTCTTGCATTTACCCCCGTACCCACGATGAAATACACCAGTATAGCCACAAGCATAGCTGGTTTAAAACAGTCGCTGTTTGTTGGTTGTGGGTCGTTGTTCAACTTGGCTTTACCGTGAATATACACAACCGTCGCCCCTCCTGCAAACAACGCGGCCCATGTTGGATCTTTAAGGTACTGCTCCATCTGTTATTATATAAGTATAATAGTTTAATTATCTGGCGCATCCGGGAAAAGAACACCTTCTTCCTCTTGTACCAACGGCGACTTGCTCGGGAGTGGTATGCTTTTTGTTTCTTCCTCCGGTTGGTCCTCCGGTTGGTCCTCTGGTGGGGTGCTCGGCTCAAACGGTTCATCTGTAATCTCCTCTGGGTCTGGCTGTGCGCCCAGCGGGAGCTCGTCCATTGGATTCTCGTCAATGTCTGGATCTTCTGCGTCTTCGTCAATTTCACTGCACACGTCTATATCGTGTGAAGATGTTCTATCCTGAGAAATATAAGCACTAAGAATTTCTTTCACCGGTATCATTTCTTTGATTGTAGACTCTACACTGAGAGTAATTCTACTGAATAGTCTGTCTTCGCGTTCACCATCGGTGATATCTTCATGAAATAGATACGGGTCCTTGTAAATATCCTTCGCCGAGTTTATATAACACCCGTGGATGAACATTTCGTTTGTGGGGAGTTTGATCGAGATCTTCTTCGTGCCTGTGTTAAGACGCACAGACGAAAAGATCTTCACGTAACTCACGAACACCGCTGCAAGTAGATCGTTGAACCACGCACACGAGTTGGAAATCTTATCAGAGTTCTGCTTCACCATGTGATTGTTCCAATTCACAACTTCCTTTAAAAGTTTTTGGTATGTAAGTAGAATCTTCTTTCCCTTTGAGAGTTTCTTGGCCTCTGTGTAAATCTCCTTGAAAGTTTCAGTCATTGTCGGGGTCATGAGAATTGAGAGCTGGTGAATATACTCCTTTTTGGCCTCGACCAAAACATTTAAATTATTGTTAGTTGCCATATTATTATCATACTTACAAAAATAACAACTAACAATCACGCACCTTTGTGTTTAGAAGCCAATTTTTTGAGGTTTATTAAAGACGGAAGCGCGCTCGCATCTTCTGGTGTGTGGCGACCGGGGTCGTATCTACCCTCGACAGAGGACGGCGATTCCCACGTGACTGCGAATTCCAGTTGGGACTTTAATTTCACTATGAAACCGGCATTCTTCAACTGTCTCTGTATATACACAGATGCTTTATAATGGTCAAATATAGGATATCCCATTATAAACTTTGGTATTGAAAGGTCTACACTTTTCACGCCAAGCTCAACGGACATCTTGATTTTTTTACAAAACTGTTCATATATCCTCTTGTATATCTCTTTCTTGATACTCTTTCTTTTCTTTTCGATTTCGTGTATATCTTTAGCACTTATCATTACTTCTTGTTAAGAATTACTTTACGCTGATCTGCCACAATGGTGTCATACGACAGGTACTGAGAGTCCTGTGGGTTGTACGCACCCATCTCGGTGTCCGTTTGTTGTTGTGTAATTGCACCGACGACGCCACCGTTTAGAACGTGGAACGTGGCGCCGACTCCGTGTGGAAAGCCGGAATTGGTTACTGTGAACATAAAACGGACAACGTACAGGGTGTCCGCTTCTTTTGTATATTTTTTGATGTCGCTGGTCTCGATGGCATACACACACACCCCGGTTTTGTCACCAAAGTATTTCTGACAGGGTAGGACAACACTTTGGATCTCGTCTGGTGTTATCGATCCACCGGATTGTACAAATCCACTCAGGTCGGGTGCCCGAACATTCAGGTCGGCGTCTTTTGGTTTCGTATACCCAGAAAATCCAAACATCTCAACAAACTTTTCTTTCCTGTTACCACCCAATGCCACGAAAACAAAAACCAATAATAGGATTATGAACAACATATTGTATATTATTAATGCGCAAAAAAAATCAACAAAAAAGTTATACTAATAGTAATACTAGTAATGTCTGCGCTACTCGTGTACAGCAACAAGTGCAACCATTCTCGTAACATCATTCAGTATATAAATTCGAATGATCAGCTCAAACAGATTGTGAAATTTCACGACGTCAACACACACGGCGTGCCGACGCAGTACGCACAGTACATAAAAAGAGTTCCAACCATGCTGACTAAAAACGGAAAGGTTTTGGTTGGAAATGAAATCAAAAACTGGTTAGAGTCCCTGTTACCGGTCGAGTTTTCAAGCTGTTCGTTGCTGGGCTGTGGGCTGGGAGCCAGTCTGGATGACCCGGACGACAAGGAGGGGTACTACAGTCTGGACGACTATGGAAAATCCCTCCAACCGGCCATGACACCCGACCTGGAAGCGAAAGTAAGTCAGAGTGTCAACGAAGCATTTAACAGTGATAAGAGGTAGACGCTATTACTTGTTATAGATGAGGCTCAAAACTATACAAGCTTCATCATTCAAGGCAACATTCGAAGTTCTGAAAGATATTCTTAATGATGTCAACATATACTTCGACGCAGATGGTCTCAAGATGGTAACACTCGACACAGCCCGAGCAGCGCTGGTAGACCTTGAACTTAGTCACGATAATTTTGAAGAATACGAATGCGAGTCAGCTATAACGGCTGGTGTGAATGTATCTAACATGTTTAAACTTTTGAAAACTATCTCTACGTCCGACACACTCACACTTGAAATCACGAGTCGAGATGTTATGAATGTTCTGATTGAAAGTTCTGTTAAAAAATCGAAAACAAACTTTCAACTAAAACTATTGGATATTGACGAAGATCACATCCAAGTTCCAGAAGTTCCGCTATCTGTGTGTACCGTTATGCCTTCTATTGACTTTCAACGAATCTGTAGGGATATGAATAATCTGGCAAATGAAATTTCGGTTACCAGAATAGATGACCGTTTCGTGTTTAGTTGTGAGGGCGATTTCGCTAACCAAGAAACGACGATCAGTTGTACCGACGTAGTAGACACCACGTACAGTGGTACATATTCTTTGAAATATCTTAATATTTTTACAAAATCTACCGGTATGTGTTCAAATGTACAGATCCTTCAAGAGGAAGGTAATCGGTTTTTGGTTCTTCAGTATAACGTGGCCAACTTGGGTGATCTCAAATTTTACCTCGCTACAAAAGTTGAAGACAGCTAGATTTCCTGTTTACAATCTTAACAACATTTAACGCGTTTGTAATTTCAATATCTGTATAATCGTCAAAGAAAAATAGATCTTCCACGAGAACATCCTCCCCGTGAAAATCTTTCCTAGGCCCCATCATCGGTTTAAGTTTTCCGGTTACATCTCTCACAGGCACACCGTCCTCGTCTAGTAACATAACCTGTGTCAAGGGTACACTGAAAACGGCATCCTCGCTCTCCTTCGGTGGCCATATAATATCTGTATTGGATGTCACACACTCGTACTCTTTTCCATCGTATGCATACCCGATACGCAAAACGGCATTCTTTATACAGTCTGGCGTCTTGCCAAGCCTGCCAATGTCCCACGTTACATCCGTGCAATGATAACTCTCGTCCTCGTCCCAGTCACCCTCCTCTTTTTTCCAAAACTTATTCCACCCCGTAGACGCGGTCGCGGGTGAAATATACTCGAGACACGCACATTTAACTGTATAATTTCTCAAAGCCATCAAGTCTCTGAAAAACATGTATATCCTAACAAGGAGGAAAAACATCGTTAAAAGATAAAGAGCTTATTTCTTTAAATGGATGGAACCGGCACGTTCTTCGGAACGTACGATAAAAAATTACAAGACTGGGAATGTAAAATAGAATGTGAGATTAACTCTGACACGAAAAAAAAATTAGAAAATGAAATGTATGATTACATGGCTGAATGTTTACCATATCTTTCAAAGTATATGAAAGAGTCTGAAATGGCAACGGTGGAAGGCCCCTTTAATATCAAAATAACACAGGGTGTACAGAAAAGGGAACTATATCATGATTATCTCATAAACGTCGAAAGTTACAAGGGTACGTTTCCAAGTATAAATAACAAAAAAATAAAAAGAAATACACGACACGGTAAATACTGTGTGAATAAAGATTGTAATTCTATTAATATTTTTTTAGATACCAAGAGTTCCAATTATATATGCCAGGATTGTGGGGTGTGTGATTATTATTTGAGCGAGGAACTAAGTTATAAGGATGAACAGGAAACAAGTGAAAAAATACAAAATAATTCATACAAAAGAGATAATCATCTGAACGAATGGATCCTACAGTTTCAGGGTAGAGAAACTACAAATATACCACCAGGGGTTGTAGAACAGTTAAGATCAGAATTCAAAAAACAAAAAATAGAAAATGTTGAAGATATCACACAATCAAAAGTAAAAACTTTACTGAGAAAATTGAGATATAGTAAATATTATGAACACGCGACATATATCACTCACATATTAAGTGGGTTAACACCACCTTATATGCCCACAGAATTGGAAGAACGATTAAGGCATATGTTTAGAGATGTTCAAGAACCGTTTGAGAAACACTGCCCCGCAAATAGGAGTAACTTTTTGAGTTATTCGTATGTGCTTTATAAGTTCTGTGAACTTTTGGGAGAAGATGAATATCTTCCATACTTTCCATTATTGAAATCAAAAGAAAAACTTAGACAACAGGATGTTATATGGAAGGGTATTTGTGGAGAATTATTATGGGAATATATTCCTACATGTTAATTAAGGACCATACCCACATAACTTATACCATTCATTACCTAAACATGGTTGTTGCTTGTATTTCATCCGACATGCTTTGAATTCAGCACAAGTCATCACAGCACCTGCTCGTTCACAATTCCGAGCCGCCCAAGGAGTACATAATTGAACACGTGTAGTACCTCCTGTAGATGGTGTCGGTGTATTAGATGATGGTGTTGGTGTATTAGATGATGGTGTCGGGGATGCCGACTTACACACACCGTCGGTCAAGTTCTGGCCTGCTGGGCAATCAGTATCATCTGAGGTAGAATCACCCCCGCCACCACTGTCATCTGAGGTAGAATCACCCCCGCTACCACTGTCATCATCTTTCTTCTTACCAAGTACTCCGGTGGCATCATCTTTCTTCTTACCAAGTACTCCGGTGGCAAAAAGGACAGCTATTATCACACCCACAAATAATAT